TCCTGATAAAGATTTACAAGCAAAGTTAAAAGCAGATTTACAAACTCAATTACTACAATCTAATACACAAGAATTACAAGCTGCAGCAAAAATTATTGAGGCAGAGGCCAAAGCGGGTTGGTTCGCATCGAGCTGGAGGCCCCTGTTAATGTATGTATTGATATTTATTTTGGTCTGGAATTATATTCTAGGACCAGTTGTAAAAATATTCACAGGAGCTGTTATCTCCTTTGAATTGCCTGGCGATGTTTGGGGTCTTCTCCAGATAGGTTTGGGCGGTTACGTCGTGGGACGCAGTGCGGAATCAGTTGCTAGAACAATAGCCAACAAACCAGCTGCGAATAAACAACAAGAAAACGGATAGGATATAAAATGAGAAACGATTACAGTATAAGACCAAGAGCAAAGTTAATGAAAGGTGGAAAAGCAAAAAAGAAAAAAGGATTTCCTGATTTAAATAAAGATGGAAAAGTTACTTTTGCTGATGTGCTTACTGCTAGAATGTCTAAAGGTAAAAAAGGCAAAATGATGAAGGGTAAAAGATAATGCCAGGATTTGGTATTCAAAAAAGAGGAACTTCACCTCTTCTTGTAAAAAGAAAAAAATTTGAAGGAGGAGGTTCTGCAACAGAAGATATGTCATCTATACATGAAGGAGCAGAATCAGCAGCAGAAGAAGCAAGAGAAACAAAACTTGAAAAAAAAGGATACGAAGAAACCAAAACTGGTAAAATGATTAAAGCAGCCAAAGAAGGAATAAAAAAAGTAAGTGAAACTGCTAAAAAAAATGTTAAATTTGTTACACCCTCACCTATTAAAGAAACTCCAGAACCCTCAGATGAAATGGATGAATATTTTACTAAAGAAACTAGAGTAGGAAAAAATAAATATAAAGTTGAAAAAGTAAAAAAATCAGATGATGAAATTGGTTATCGTAGATCAAAAAAAGCTAAAGGTGGTTCAGCAAAAAAAGGTATTCTTATTATTATAGGAACCAAAGATAAAGAATCTAAAAAAGGTAAAAAATAATGGCTAAACTTTGCCCAAGAGGAAAAGCAGCAGCAAAAGCAAAATTTGACGTGTACCCGAGCGCGTACGCGAACATGTACGCGAGTGCTGTTTGTTCTGGTAAAGTAGTTCCAGGTGGACGTAAAAAGAAAATGGGTGGAGGAAGTGTTTCACAACAAAGAAAAATGGTATCTAATTATAAACAAGGTGGCGTTGCAAAAGGTTGTGGCGCTGTAATGGAAAAAAGAAGAAAAGTTACTAAAAAATATTAATATGACAAATGGACTTCGAAAATGGGTTCAAGAAAAATGGGTTGATATTGGATCGAAAAGAAAAGATGGTTCATATGCTCCTTGCGGAAGATCTAAAGGAGAGAAAAGAAAAGGCTATCCAAAATGTGTACCACTTGCTAAAGCTAGATCAATGTCAGAAGGTCAAAGACGTTCAGCGGTTGCAAGAAAAAGAGCTGCAGGAAATACTGGACCAAAACCAACTAATGTTGCAACATTTTCAAAAAGAAAAAAAATGGGTGGAGGAGGATTAGTATAATGCCAAGAGGAACTTGTTGGAGAGGTTACGAACAAAAAGGTATGAAGAAAAAAGGAAGTAAATTAGTTCCTAATTGTGTAGCAATTGGTAAAAAGAAAAAGAAAAAATAATGGGTGATATTTCTTTAAAAGGTAAAGGTAGAGCTTTTATGGCATCAGGTGGCACACCTGCATGGCAACGTAAAGAAGGTAAATCTGAATCAGGTGGTTTAAATAAAAAAGGTATTGCATCTTATAGAGCTGCTAATCCTGGATCTAAATTATCAATGGCAGTAACAACTAAACCCAGTAAGTTGAAAAAGGGTTCAAAATCTGCTAATAGAAGGAAGTCTTTTTGTGCCAGAATGAAAGGTATGAAAAGTAAATTAACCTCTGCAAAAACTGCAAGAGACCCTAATTCAAGAATTAATAAGTCACTTAGAAAGTGGAACTGTTAATATAACCAACAGGAGAAAGACTATGGACGCTGTAACATTCGTAACTAAACTGCAGAAATTTATCAAAGATTCCTATCAAAACATAGGTGATGCTATGATATCTGGAACAGTTGACAGTATGGAGAAATACAAGTATATGCAAGGACAGGCAAATGCCTATCAATCAGTAATTCAGGAAATCTCTAACCTGCTAAGCAAAGGAGCTAAAGAAGATGAAAAAGGAAACGTTATCGACCTCGGAAAAGGAAGTACCAAAGATAAACCTAGGTCTTGAAGAAAAGTATAAAGAAGAAGATAAAAAAATAGAAGACAAAACAGTAAGAGCAGAAAATATTTCTGAATCTTTAATTGATAGTTTACCAACACCATGCGGTTGGAGACTTTTAGTATTACCATTTACACCCAAAGATAAAACTGCAGGTGGATTAATCATATCACAAGAATCTTTAGACAAAGCAAGAATCGCAACTAATTGCGGTTATGTTTTAAAGATTGGACCATTAGCTTATTTGGATAAAGAAAAATATCCAACAGGCCCTTGGTGCAAGGAAAAAGATTGGGTTATTTTCGCGCGCTACGCGGGATCACGTTTACCAATCGAAGGCGGTGAAGTTCGTCTATTAAATGACGATGAAGTTTTAGGGACAATTAAAAATCCCGAAGATGTACTTCACTATATATAAACCATAGGAGAAAACTATGCCAGAAGACAAAAATGCAAAGACAGTAGATATAGATACTTCAGGACCAGAGGTGGATGTTGAGTTTGATTACACAGCAAAACCAGAACCTGAGTTTGAAGTAAAAGAAGAAACTGTTAGAGAAGTAAAAGAAGAACCTAAGGCCAGCGACCTGAAGCAAGAAACAGGCGACAAGGAAACAGGTGACAAGGAAGACGTTAAGAAAGACGAATTAGAAGATTATAGTGAAAGTGTGCAAAGAAGAATTGCTAAACTAACTAAGAAGATGAGAGAAGCAGAACGTCAAAGAGAAGAAGCAGTACGCTACGCTCAAAACGTAAAAGCTGAAAAAGAATTACTTACAAAAAGATTTAGTTCTTTAGAAACAACATCTTTAAAAGATAGGGAAGCTAAAATTGTATCAGGATTAGAAGCTGCAAAAGGCAAGTTAGGACTTGCTAGAGAAGCTGGAGATCTTGCAATTGAAATTGAAGCACAAAAAGAAATTGCTAGACTTGGTTATGAAGAAGCAAGATTACAAGAAATGAAAGATCTTGCAGCAAGAGAACCAGTTAGGCAACCAAATACAATTTCAGAAGTAAACGTTCCAAGACAAAATACACCTATTGGAAGTCCAAGAGCAGAAGCATGGGGAGAGAAAAACCAATGGTTTGGTAAAGATAAACCTATGACTTACACGGCTTTTGATATCCATAGACAGTTAATTGACGAGGAAGGTTATGATGCTGAAAGTGACGAATATTATACGGAAATTGATAAAAGAATAAGACTTGAGTTTCCGCATAAATTTGATAAGAATGCAACAACGGAAACGACCAAACCCGTACAAGTAGTAGCTTCAGCGAAGCGAAGTACAAAACCTGGTCGCAAAACTGTGAGACTCACACCTTCTCAAGTTGCTATCGCTAAAAAATTAGGAGTGCCATTGGAAGAATATGCGAAACAATTAAATATCACGAAGGAGGTATAGGCATATGACAAACGAAAAAATTAAGACCCCACGTGCGAGCCAAACTAGGACTGCTGAAAAGAGACCTACAACTTGGACTCCACCATCATCTTTAGATGCACCGCCCGCGCCAGCAGGCTTTAGACATCGTTGGATAAGAACTGAAGTTTTAGGGTTTGACGACACTAAAAACATGTCAGGAAAATTGAGATCAGGATGGGAGTTAGTGAGAGCTGACGAATATCCAAACTCAGAATATCCAAGTGTTAAAGACGGCAAATACGCAGGAGTGATCGGAGTTGGTGGCCTTGTGTTGGCAAGGATACCGGAAGAGATCGCAAAATCTCGAGAAGCTTATTTTAGAAAACAAATAGAAGCTCGCGAAGAAGCAATTGAAAACGATCTTTATAAGGATCAACACAAAAGTATGCCGATCAATAGTGATAGGCAGACTCGTGTAACTTTCGGTGGTACAAACAAAAAATAATTTTTTGGTAATACCAACGATTAAACAAACTTAAACAAGGAAAAAACTATGGCTAATAGAAGCTCAGTAGGCTTTGGTCTACGACCGATTGGTAAAGTTGGTCAAAATAGAGATGCAGGTGGTTTAAGTGAATATAGTGTGGCAGCAAGCCCAACGATTATATATTTCAATGATGCTGTAAAAGCATTAGATACTGGAACTATAGGCGTTGCAGCAGCAGGCAATACATTATTAGGTTCACTTAACGGTGCTTTCTATACTGATACAACGACTCAAAAACCAACATGGAGGAATTATGTACCTAACGTTGCGGCGACTGATATCGTTGCATTCGTAAGTGATGATCCTTATGAAAGATTTGAGATCAGATCTAATAACACAGGCGCTTCGGCTCAAACAGATGTATTCAATAATGCGAATATAACTTATTTGGCTGGAGATTCAGCAAACTTCGTATCTAGAACTAGATTGAATGACGCGACGTTAACTACGTCTTCAGAACAATTACAGATACTTGGTGCAACAAAAGATACTGGTGACAATTTAATTACTCAATCACACGTTGTTTGGGTTGTTAGAATAAACGAACACCAGTTCGAAACAACTACAGGAGTATAAGAATATGGCTATATCAAGAGGACAGCTAGTTAAAGAACTAGAACCAGGATTAAATGCACTATTCGGCCTGGAGTACAAACGTTATGAAAATCAGCATCTTGAAATATTTGATATTGAAACATCTGACAGAGCTTTTGAAGAAGAAGTTATGTTATCAGGTTTCGCAAATGCTCAAGTTAAGCCAGAAGGTTCTGGAGTAACTTTTGACAATGCTCAAGAAACTTTCACAGCTAGATACACACATAACACCGTAGCACTTGCTTTCTCAATCACTGAAGAAGCGATTGAAGATAACTTGTATGACAGACTTGCGTCTAGATATACAAAAGCTTTAGCAAGATCTATGGCAAATACTAAGCAGGTAACGGCTGCAAACGTACTTAATAATGCGTTTTCAAGTTCGTTCCCAGGTGGCGACGGATCTCCTTTATTAGATCAGTCACATCCTACTATTGCTGGTTCATTTAGAAATGAACTTGCAACTGCTGCTGACTTAAACGAAACTTCATTAGAACAATCATTGATTGATATCAATGCATTTACTGATGAAAGAGGTTTAAAGATTGCTGCGAGAGGTATTAAATTAATTATTCCAAGTGAATTACAATTCACTGCGGAAAGATTAATGGCATCTCAAGGTAGAACTGCTACAGCTGATAACGATATCAATGCAATCAAATCTATGGGAATGATTCCACAGGGTTATACTGTGAACAATTTCCTTACAGATTCTGATGCATTCTTTA